GGAAGTAGTGTCGCACAGGGGGATATACCAAGTGGTTCCACCAATCCTCACCTTAAGTCTCGCTTGGGCCGTTGCCACCTGTTCACTCACTTGGTCATACAGCCCGCCAGAGGTGTCTACAACCCCACCACCAAGCTCAAAGAAATACCCATTGGTGTTGAAAGTTGCCGAATCATCCGTCACATTCCCGTACAGGAAAGAGGTTGCAGTACCGACCGCCGCCCCCGACCCAAGGGTAATCTCAGACTCAATCGGGGCGTAAGTTCCGCCCGTAGTGCCTGCGGACATTACTAATTCCCCGACAACGGCGGAGCCGAGACCAGAGGTGCTACCGTTGGCCCCATAGGTGACTATCCCTTTGAGGGCATTTGACCAACCGCCCAAGGCCACATCGGTATCAAGTGAAAACTTGACCCGCCCGCCTGTTGCCCCTGCCCCCGTTAAGGTAGTTCCCAAAGTAAACGGCTCGACATTGCCGACCGTTGCGCTTGATACCGTCCATGCAAGCATTTTGTTTGCATCGGTGGTTAAGGTTTTTGACGCCTGCGCTGTACCAAGGGTAGTGATATCGTTGTAATTCAGCTCTGCCGCCGTTGCGCTGATCGCTGTCCCTGCCCCGGACCCCAACGCCAATCCGCCATCAGAAATTACCAGCGCGTCAATATGCTTATCTGTGGTCGGAACAATGGCCTTATCGACCTCGACTGTGCCGGGGGTAATACCGTCAACATAGCCAAGCTCCGTGCCGCTCAAAGTGCTCCCGCCCACAACGGCGGTCGTGCTCGTCATGGTGGTAAAAGTTGCTGCTGCCGGGGTTGATGCTCCAATCACAGAATTTTCGATGGTAGACCCATCCAGATTCTGGTCTCGGAATGCAACCCCTATTGATTTTGTGTCGCCCATAATCTTGTTCCTTTGGTAAGCCCCCTTTCGGGGGCGGATTGTTTAGCTTACCCGGTACATGGTCCATGCGCCCGTGCCGGTCTTTCTGGCGCGAAACAAGCCGGAAGAACCAGCCGAGGTGGTAATGGGCAGCGTTACCATGCCGGAGAGCGTCCAACCAGTGCCGACAACCATAGTGATAATGCCGCTGGAAGTACCCAGGTTGATTACGTGCAGGTCAAAGGTGCTACCAACCTTGGCGTTCACCAGAACGGCCTCTGTGTCCGCTACAGTAGGCAAGGTGTAACTTGCAGCCGAGGTGCTGGGGTCGCCAACCAACACACCGCCAAGAATCTGGGCCACGGTCAGAGTTGCCGTCGATGTTGCGGTTTGGGGCGCGGGCATAACCCCAATTTTCAGTTCATTTAAGTTGCCGTCGCCGATCTGCTGGCCACCGCCTACGCTAGGAATTGCCATGATATAACTCCTTGTCCAAATTTTAGTGATTAGCCCCAGATACGACAGGCAAACTCAGGCCGGATAACTTCGGACCCGTACAGGACATCAATACGGCAAGGCAGCCGGTCGTTATTGATGTCATACTGCCGCACGATACGCAGGGAAATGCCGTTATGCACCTGCCGGGAGGCCATATCAACGCCATTGGGCATCAACAGGTCGGCGGTTGCCAGGGTGATAGCGTTCTTGTGGTAAACAAGGTTCTGCGGGTACACGCCGGAGCTGGAACCCATGAAGGTGATAACGTCACTGGCAGTCGGGAAGCGGTTGACGGTAGCAAGGGCCTGATCGCTCATGTAGATCGAGGGAGAGATAGCTAGGGTGCCGGTGGTGGTGCTGGAAATATCCAGGTCAGCCGTTACGACAAACTGCTGCAAGCTGCCGGTGCTCTCTCTGGTCTGCGGGTTCACCCCGTAGACGTTTGCAATGGTGAACACATCGCCTTGCTTGAAGGTCGGGCTGCCATTGGTGAAGGAAATTGCCAAAGTCGTTGCGCCGTTTACAGAGGTGGTCGCAACAATCGGTGAAGTTGGGCTGGTCCCACGGGTCAGGCTGGAGATGTTCTGGCTCATGTTGACCTCAGAGAAACCAAGAACACCCTCGCCCATCATGCCGCTCTTGAACTGTGCGGAAATGGTGCCAGTGGGGTTGAAAAAGCCCTTCATGCCCTCGACCAACTGCGCGTTGGCTGCCGGGTTTACGGTGGCGTACCGGGGAGACATGGGGGCGGCCATTTCGTTGAGCTTCTGCTGTGCCTGCAACAGCACAAGAGAAGTCGCCGGAGTGGTGCCGGGGGTGCCAACAGAGTTGTAAATCTGCTTGAACGCACGGGCGCAAACATCGTTGTCCACGCTGGTAGCAAGCTGAGAAATGCGGGGTTTCAAGATCTTGTCCGCGAAATCGTCAAGGCTCATGGTCAGCTCGGCGGTAGTGAAGTTCACGCCGATATGCTTCTGGCTGGAAACGGTCAGGGTGGTGTACTGCTGGTTCTCGTCCTGCACACTCAGGGCCGCGCCGTCAGTTACCAGTGCGCGGTCAGGTTTACGAATGCGGAGAGTGGAGCCGATCTTTGCGCCTTCTTTTGCAAAAGAATCGTCATACTCCCGGTTGATGTTCCGAATCACAACGGATTCGTTTTCCAGGATTTCCAGGGACTTCCTGGTGATCATGTCAATGGTCAAAGTGGAATTTGCCACGGTTTAACTCCTTGTCTTGCCGCCTGCGCCTTCTTGATCTGTCTCGCACGTTCTGCGGCAATCCATTCCGATGTGCTCATGGCCTTGATTGATCTGGGGTCCGTGGTATCGTATGTCTTGCCTGCGGTCTGCGTGTTTACAGGGTTAATAGGCGCGGGGGCGCTGGTTGTTTTCTTTGCGGGCGGGTCGCTGGCTAGTTTCGCCTCGATCTTCCCAATTTCTTTTGCCTGCATCAGCGGTCCAAGCTGTGCGATACGGGCCGCTTCTTTCGGGTTCAGCCCAAGGTGATACAGAATATCGGGGCCGATTTCGGAAGAGGTGATCGCTTCGGCCATTACCTGTGTCACCGGCAACCGGGGATTTTTTGCGACCTGATCGAAGTCGGCATATTTCTCTTGTGCCTCTTCAACTCGATCAAGGTATGCGTCCTCCGTAGCTGCCCTTGCTTTTTCCGCTTCTCTCTTCTCGACTAACTGAGCCGCCTTGTATTCTGCCATTGCTTCCAGGTGGGCCTCGGGGTTCTCGAAAGCCTCAGGCGTGGGGGCTTCTGTCGGAGGTGCCTGTGTGTGCTGCTCTCTTGCCCATTTTCTCTGCTCACGGGCAATTCTTTTGCCGATTGCTGCGTCAAGCTCCGCCTGGGTAAAGGTCTTTTCGGCGGTAGTTTCCGGCTCTGATACTTCGGGTTCAGGGGTGGCCGTGGGTTCCTGTTCCGGCGCGGGTTCAACCGCTGGTACTACAATCTCTTCTTCGCTCATGGTCCTATCCTTTTATGGATGCCCGTGGGTCCGTCACGGTCCGGTAAAACAAAAAAGGCCCACCAACTCATTTAAGAGCTAGTGGGCCTCGGTTCTCGAATACCCGGTACTTATTCGGTTTTTGCCTTCTTTCCGGCGGTCATTTTAGTCGTATTCTATTTTTGGAGCCTCTGCTTTTGTCCCGCTTACTTCTTCGCAAACCCTAAAGACAACAGGGTGGATTGACTTGCATTTTCTTCCTGTCTTTATGTTTCGCCCGTTAACAAGAAACTTCCCCCCCAGACCTACTGAGCATCCCTCTATTGTGAATCTTGCGCCCGCTGGAAGAATCATATTATTGCTTCGCCCATTCCGGGGGGTTATATCCGCGCGGAGATATTGGTTTAAAGGTTTCCGCTTCGTCTATGCCCCTGTTCGCTACCTCTGTTTTTAGCAACCCAGCGGCTATTTCCCGATAAGCGGCAATCCTATTGGGGTTTTTTATCATTTGCATATTTATTAAAACACTTCCTGGGACACCTATTGCCCATTGCCCCGCGTATCCACTGGTTAACAGGTCAAAAACTATTACCTCTCTTATTTTATCGCGAATGGATTCCACTCCGCAACCCTCACATTTTTATGCTTTCAATCCTCTTAACGCCTACAATTTTCCCTGCATTAAATGTAATCGTTATTTCTCCATAAAACAAGATGGAAATCGCGTACTCTATCAAGTCTTTGAGCTTGGTTGGCATCAATGTTCGTGAGTCGCTACTCATAAATAATGGTGCACGAGATAGTGTTCGCAAGCACGACATACAGCCCCGTGTTGAACGATACTCCGCCATCATCCCCGCTGAATTGGTACATGGTGGCAGCCGCCGGAGTGAACACGGCAAGGATCGGGGCCGTTGTCCCTGCCAAAGCAGAATCATAAACAGCGATGGTCCCAGAGGAAGTAGAGCTTACAAAGATGCCCTTGATCTTCCCGGCCATGTTCTTAATTTGAGAGGTTGCCGTGATAGCCTTGTAGTTTGCCATTTTCTACCCCAGGTGTTTAAGTTTGTAGATTATTCGCCTTCGTATTGGTCGGGAGCTGGTTCTTGCGGTTGCATGGGCTGCTCTTCCCTCA